TTCTATAATAACTTGTTGTTCTTGCATAGCTTTAGTTAACACAGATACAATCCCTGTAACATTTATTGTTTTAGAGCTAATTTTATTACCATCATCATCAACAGCATAATTTTCTCCAAAAACAACTTCAGGTAATACGGTTTCAACTTCTTGAGCTACAAATCCAATATTGTTATTAGATGCTGAAGGTTCTTTCCAATCAAAACTTCTAGATTTTAATTGTTTTACTATAGATATTCCCTTTGTTGAGTCTGCAATATTTTCTTTTAAAGCTTCATCTGAAGTGTCATTAAAATCACCATCTATTTGACCATTTGCATTAATTAACATTACTTCACGAATAGTAGTAGAAGAACTAGGATTTGTTTGAAAAGATATTAAACCCGGAACACCATTAGTTGCATTTACTGTATTTGTTGATTTTATAACAATTCTACCTGCACTACCAAAAGTGTCAGTCGCATAAGTACCTTCTGCTTCTATTTGTCCAATCCAATCACCACCAGTTAATGCCCCTCCGCCATTTATTCCTCCACCACCTGCTCCTCTAGCTTTCCTAAAACTAATAAAATTATTGTTATTTACATCTCTAATGTTTTTTAAATACACACCTTCTGCAGCATCTGTATCAAAACCACCTGCTAGTATTCTACCATTACCATCTATTGAAAAATTATTAGTAAGACTTAATGATTGACCATCTGGTATTGTAATTGCACCATCAGATCCAATAGTTAATCTTTTTACAGGTGATGTTTCATTATTTCCATTTGCAGCGGTGTAAAATTCTAATTGACCTCCATGATTGTCTTGACCACTAACTGTATTTTCAGCAGCAGCCCCAATAATTCTTGCACTAGTTACTGTAGCAGCAGTTGCAGCATGATTATGTCTAAAATTAATTTCTCCAATACTTTGAGTTGCAATTAAACTTCCTGCTGCTTTAGATGTAGCTAATTGTAAAACACCTTGACCAGCATTTCCATTTAATATGACTTGCCCTGAACTTAGAGTTAACAAATCAGCGTCACTAACACAACCAATTGCACCAGCATCTGCAACTTGTAATGCAGCGGTTTTAAAAAGCCCACTAGTATTAAAAAAAGCATCAACTGCATCATCTCCAACACCACAAAATATCTCTAATTTAGCATCTCCAGAAGTGCCATCTACTGCAAATCCAAAATCTGGTCTACCACTTGCACCATTACCAAATCCAAGTTGTTTATTTGTTGGAATTTGTATACCAGCACCATTTTTAGCATTACTAACTGGTAAACTACTTGCACCTGCAATAGCAACACCACCTGCTATTGTTGTAACAGATGAAGTACCACTACCAATAGTGACATCTATTTCATCTTCAGCATTACCGTCTTGCAATAATAAACCAGTTATCATTTCTGCATCATTACTAGCAACCATAAGAGATAACTTACCACCCTCTTGACCATTAGTAGTAACTGAAGTTTCAGCTTGAATCTTAGAATACAATGTTTCGTTCGCACCGTCATCATCAGCGTAAAATTCAATTTTACCTATAATTTCACCATTTTCTATATTAGCAGCATCTTTTAAAAACTTTAATACAGAAGAATTATTTTTATTTGTATGTGTTGTTTTTAACGTCAACAAAGGATCATCAGATCCACTACTGTCTATTTTAAAATCAGGTGTTGTAACCAATACTGATGTTGAAGCATTAACATCAATTGTAGGTGAAGTTATATCAATTTCATCACCACCACCAAGATTTAAAATTGCATCACTGGATGCATGAATAAACTGACTAGCATCATTAAAAATTATTTTATTAGCATCAGCTAAAGTAACTTCTGCTCCAATATTAACTGCACCATCTATATCTACAATGTCTAGGTTAGTGGTACCAATAAGATCTGTAGTACCTGTTACAATTAAAGAATCTGCACTTTCATCCCATAATAATGATTTACCAGATGTAGCTCCAAAAAACTTAACATCATAACCAGTGTCATTAACTCCAACTGTTAAAGTTGAATCTAATTGAACTGCTGCATTTATATCTAATGCTTTGTCAAATTTAATTGCTTCTGAGCTATTTGTTGTAACAAAAGTCATATAAGCAGTGTCTGCTTCTTCAATTACAAGTGAAGTTGCAGAGTTATCTAATATTTTTATTGAACTAGCTGCGCTAAAGTTAAGAGCCCCATCTGCTCCAGCTGATAAAGTTAAATCTCCGGCAATATCAACAGCACCTGCAATATCTAATCCTCCAGTAAAAGTTGCAAGTTTTGCACTATCTAAAGTTAATACAGTAGCATGAGAATTAACGCTAGTACCAGATCCTCCGGCTGCTGCAGTTTGAAAAATTATACTTCCGCCTGCTCCACTACCTGTTGATGCACCTGATATTAATGTTAAACTTTTACCTGCTGTGTTAGTTCCTGATACATTATTAACATCAATATTAGCAGCAGCACCTCCGAGAAATATTTTTCCCCATCCTTTAGTTGATGTTCCTAATTGACCCTCCGTATCAGCATTAGGTACTATGTTTTTAGTTGCCATGTTTTATTTTTTTTATTCACTAATATATTTTCTAACAACAGTTGGTGTTGCTTTTTCTTGTATTACTTCTTCAATTACACTTTTATAGTGATTTATTTGATCTGTACCGAGAGAAGTTTCAACCCAACCAGTTACATCAGATTCTTTTAAATCTGTAAACCCTGTAAAACTAGAAAGATCTGAGGTGTCTATTTCTGCAACACCAGTTGTTACTGATGAGTTTTTTTCTGCTGTATCATCTACACCTTCTAGCTTCCAATAAACTTTAAATATTACATCTGATTCACCACTTTTTGTTGGGTAGGTATCTACAGTTTTTGTATCCCATGTATATGTTATTGCCATTGTTTTATTATTTTATTTTGGTGTTAAATCTCCGTTTGCATCTACATTCCAATACCCTTCTTCACCGGGTGAAACTGCAGGTGTTAGTTCTGTACTACTCACATCCCATGAATCACTAAAGTCATAAGCAATACTAGGTATTGGAGTTAGATCATTACCACTAATACTCCATACATAATCCTCTATTGCTACAGCAGCAGCGGCTGGGAAAGTAGCTAAACTTATTCCTATCCCCGGCATCAGTATCCAAAGTAACAGATTACACCACCACCAGTTGAATCAGCAGCAGGAGTTATAGTTGTATATCTACCAACTATAGTCAATCCTTTAGGATAAACAATTCCATCAGCGTCATTACCACCAGCACCATTGTAGTTATCTAAGAAAACTAAACTTTGACTTGATGGAGTTATTTGAGCACTAAGTTGTAAAGATGTAGTTGTATTATTGTAAGCAGTTACAAAAACTCCTTGATTACTAGGTCCACCATATATTGGAACTGGAGTTTCTGTATCAAGAGTTATTCCAGAAGTAGTACTATTTGCTTGAGCAATAAGTAAAACATATTGCCCTACTTTAATTTCAGTCTTAGCAGAAGCTATAGTTATGTTGGCTCCAGCAGCATAAGTTCCATCAGTAACATTAACTTCTGTAACTCCATTAAAATTAATATGATCTGCTGCTTCTGTTGAAAAAAAGTTTGGTCCTGTAGCACCTAGGTTTTCACTTTTTAAAACAGTAGGAGTGTTATCTGCTAAAAATTGAATAGCAGTTATTACCATACCTTGCGGTGGAACTACAGGTGTTGCTGTCTTACAATGAACACTACCTAGTTGTCCAAAGCTATAAGATGTTCCGGTTGAATTTATACCCATTTTATTTTTGTTTTATTTTTTATTTTTATTTAGGATCAAAACTACCTAAGTTAAAATTACCACTAAGTATATCATTACCTGATGACTCGAAGTTTTTAGGTGGTTTCTCGTTTTTTCTTTGATCAATTAATTCAGACTGTTGAGATGCTTGTATTTTTGTTCTTTCATCTTTACGATCTTCTTTTTCTTTTTCCCTGTTTTTAAATGATTGGACCTCCATTTGTTTTAGCTGCATGTTCATTTGAAACTCAAGCTGCATTAATTCTTTCTTAGCTAAAATTTCTTGTTGCATTTTTTGGGCTTCTAGTTGAGCTTTTAATTGCTCCATCTGACTATTTATTTGAACAAGTGATTGTTGTTTTTGAACTTCTGCTTGCGCTGCAACTTGTTGTGCTTGTGCGTTTGCTTGTGCTTGTGCTTGAATGTTTTGTTGAGTGACTAACTGATCTCTTTCAAACTTCTTTTTTCTTTTAACTTTTAAAAGTTGATTAGCAAGCTTTACATTTTTTATTAATCTTAAATCTATAGCATCTTCAAGGTCTATACCTTTTTGAGCAACCGCTACTTGTATGTTATTTTCAAGCATAGCTTTTTCTTCTTCATCAGGCTCGAGCTCTAAGAATATACCAAAATCATGTATATGTAAATTTTCTAGTTCTTCTAACGTAGCAACATTGTGAACACCTATACTTTGTATAAAAGCATCTTTTGTTTCCGAGTATTCTATTATATCAGATATTCTAAGTGATAAACACTCAGCAGTTTCTGCTGTTAAAAATAATCCAGATTGTAATATATGTCTAGTAGCTGTGTTAGAGTTTGCTGCAGCTATTTTTTGAATACCTACTAAAGCATTTTTGTCAGGTGTACTACCATCTCTAGCTTCATTCAACCCTGTAACATCTCTAATCATTTGCAAGTAATAATTGTAATTAGCTATTAAACTTTGCATTTTAGCTCCACCACTACCACTTGCTATTTCTTGAATAGGTACTTTACCGGGATTCATATCTCCATCAGAAGTTAAGGACCTACCTATTACACTACCAGTTTGAAAAAACATGTTTAATGCTTCTTGCGGATTGTAATTAGTCCCATTACCAAGATCAACTTCTGCTATTCCGTCAGCGTCTAAATACACACCATCAGGAATCATTCTTGACATAACCTGTTGAAGTTTTAAGTGAGTTAGCTGGATCATATCAGCAAATCCTGTAATTCTACCAACTAAAGATTCTATTCTACCCCTATACATCCTTGGTGCAACAATAGCATAATTCATTTTAACTTTACTATTATCACTTTTGGGTCGCATCATATTAGTTGCCATCTCCCACTTTAATAGTTTTTTAGTACCAAGCACCAAAACACCTTCATAAAGAACTTCTATTGATCTAGATATTTTTTCAAAGTTAGAATCTAATACTTCTATGGGGGGATTGAATGTGTCATCTTTTACGATAACTTTAACAGCACCAGATCCTGTTTGTTTTAGTTTGTAAACTTGGTTCATATATGTCTTGTAATTAAAATACAAAACATCTATTTGATTGTTGTCGGTTTTATCGTAAGAAGATCTGTTATTTGGTATAGCTACTGTATTTGGTTGATCTACTATTTCTTCTAAGTCTTCATTGGTAAGGTTTGGAAATTCTTTTTTTAATTCATTTATTGGTATTGTTTTTATTTCACCAGCATAATAAATATCTTCGAAATAAGGTGATTCTGTGTAAGAGTAAACTAAGTTCATAGGATCTACATAATCCACTTTTACACCTTCAGATGTATTAAATGTATTTTTAACACACCCAATACCCAATACAGTTAAATCGTAAAAAAATCTTTTCTTTGTTAATTCGTATTTGTTGGATTCAAACAAAACATTGATTGCTTGTTCTTCTGCTATTTCTATTGCTTGTTTATAAGATAGTTGCATGTGCAACGCAAGCTCTTCTTCTGAATCTGGAAGTTTATCTTCTGGAGTTGTTGAAAGATCTAATCCAAAAGCTTGCTTTGAAAGTTCGTTGAGTTCTTTAGTTCTCATGTCTTTCAATATTTCATCCATGTATTCAGTTCTTTTACTGATTCCATAAGGATCTTGAGAGTATGCTTTTATGTCGTAAGTTCTTTCAGCAATACCATTAACAACAATATCTACAAACTTTGGTATAATAGGTACAGGTCTCCAATCTAAATTAAGGTAAGACAAATCACCATTAATAGATAACTCATCTTTATATTTTTGTATAGACTGTTCTCCTCTAGCATATAATTTTAATCTGTGAAAATTATCAAAGTTAGTTCTAAATCTTTGTGTTCCGTAATCTCCGTAAAACCACTCACTCTCAATGGCTTTAGCTACCTTAAGACCGTACTCCGAACTCATTTTTTCAAGATCACTTGCTACTTGACTAGGAAAATAATTCTTAATAGTTGAATCAGCCATATTGTTCTTTTATTATTTTAGATGCTATGCCTTCATTTTTATATCTAGCAAATCCAATGTTTATTTTTTGTTTTTGTTTTTGCACGTTAGGTGCATATAAGTTTCTGTTGCAAGCCATAACAGCTAATCCACTACTTATAGATGCATCAAACTTTGTTCTATTGTTTATATCAAATCTAGACCAGTCATTTAATGTTTTATTGAAATACATATTACCATAGTCACCATTTTGTTTAGAACCTACATGATTTTGGATATACATTTCAATAGCAGCAGCGTGTGCTTGCTTTATGTCTTCACTTGAGTTTGGTATACCACCTATTTCTTTTTCTGTTGTAGATAGTTTATTCCAGACTTTATCAGGTCTATTCATTGAGTAACCCCTATACCCCCTTCTTTTTAAATAATAAAGAAGTCTTGGTTTGTTGTTCTCTGCTAGTATTGGCATACCGTAAAATATTAATGACATTAACACATCTTCGAAGAAGATTTCAGCAGTCTGAGGTCTAGCTATATATTCTAGAAAAAAATGATTAGGTGGTGCGTCTTCCATGGAAAACTT